TGATGGAAGCGGCGACGTCAGCGGTCGAGGCTCCGGCCTTGAGGCCCAGGAGCTCACAGACAGACTTGTTCGCGACGATGCTGTCGTCCTGGTCTTCGGGCTTCTTGCCGCCCTCCGCCGCCTCCTTGAGTGCCTTGTTCTCCTCGACACAAGCCGAGAGCGCCGTGAGGATCTGCTCCTCATCCGCGTCTTCGCCCAGGCCGAGCGCTGCCGCGATCTTCTTGATGAGTTCGTTCATGTTGGTTTCTCCTCCTTGAAATGTGGATGAATTGACAATCGGGGTCATGCCCGCGATCGCTGGGGTGTTGGTGAGGGCGAGGGAGTGGAGGCCCGTCGCCTTGTTGTCCGACTTGCGGACGGTGATGACCGGGGAGAGGTAGCGGTATTCCTTGTTCTCAAGGTACTGCTTCGCGGGAATTGTCCACTCGACCCGGGCCTTGATGTGCCCGTCTTCTGCAAACAATTCCTTGACCCACCCGGCGGCGGGGGCTCGTTCTCCCGTGAGTGTCTGGTGCTCATAGTCGACAACGAGGTCGACGCCTCGCTGCGCGATCTGTTCCTTCATCGCCGCGAGGCTCTCCTCGTCGACGTCGAACTCTCCCTTCTGACTCACGACATGACCGAAGGGCAGGACGGAGATGACATCCGGCGCTCCTCCGACATCCACTTCGCCCCCTTTGAGGGTGAGAAAGTCGTTCATTTTCTGGTGTCTCCTTTGGTGTGGTGCTCACAATCGTCTATAACGCCGTTATCTCGCGTTATAACGGCGCCTTCCTGGTAGGCCCCGGGAATTTCACCCCCGTCCCGTTCGCCCATTCCTGGGGCCTCTACGGGGCTATAAAGAGGGGTTCTCTTTTTCTCGCTTTTGGTACGCCTTCACGAGTGCCTCGGGGTAGTCCTTGAGATCCGGCGTGAAGCGTACCTTCGCGGGGTTGGTGGAGAAGTGCGGGTCGGGCATGACCCCGCCCGGCGCTGATTGCTCCACTTTGAGCCCCCGGGCTTCGACCTGCCGCTTTGATAGGGTCTTGACGGTGCAGCGGCACCGGAACCCGTTCGGGGGGAACCAGGAGTCCCACACGGCGCTGTCCGCCGGGAATACCCTGCCGTCCATCGCGAGGTGGCTCGGTCGTGTGTGGGCGTCGTTGACGGCGTCGTACTGCCAATAGGGGCGGAGCTTCATGACGCCCGGGTCTGTCATTTGCTCATAGTGGCCCACGTTGTAGGCCGTTTGGATGTTGGTGCGGAAGATGAGGTCGGCTTGCAGCGGGTCGAGTCCCTCATACCCTTCGGAGGCGAGGAACTCGTTCATCCGGGAGCGGAACTCCGAGAGGGTGTTCCCGTCTTCCAGGGCTGCGAGGATCTCATCATAGAACCGCTTGAGGATCTGGGCCTTCGTGTAGCCGCCGACGGTGAAGGCAAGCCCCCGGTATTTCTCCGCGATACGGTAGAACACGGAGGCGGACACGGGGACGCGCTCCTTGAAATACTTGACGGCCTCCTCGAAGGTCATGTCCTTCCGGTTGAATACGGCCTCAATCTCGTCCATCTTCGAGCGACCTCCCCTCGAGGTCTGCGTAGAGCATGACCTTTTGAAGCAGCTCCTCCACGTCGGAGATGTCCATCTCGCCGAACAGGGAGGCGACGGCCTTCTCGTCTTCCATCATGTCGCGGAGCTCCTCAAGGCTCTCGGCTTTCTCAATAATCTTGAGAACAGGGCCGAACGCCTTCTTGAACGCTCCGGCGCTTTTTTTGGTGGCTGCTGCCGCAAGTTGGTCGATGCGTTCCTGCGTCCCGTGGCCCGCTGCGCCCCCGGCCTTGAGCGCGATCGGCGTCTCCGGTGCGGTTGCTTTGAAGGAGAAGGGGCCGATTCCTGCGCCCTGTGCCTGGGTTGCCGGTGTGGCGATCTCCTCGTCCCCCTCCGGTTTCGGGATGGAGAACTTCTTGTAGATGTAGGAGGTCGGAACCTTGAGACCAGCCTCCCGGATGAGCGTCCCGATCACGGTCGCCGTCTGGGTGAGGTCTTCCGACTCCTCGGCGTCGAACCGTAGATAAGGGATACGCTTGTCCTCCCCGAAGTTATAGAGCACCAGGGGGCGGATGAGGTCGCGCCGGAGCGTGGCCGCGAGTGCCTTGCAGTCTGCGACGGTGAGGTCATGTCGGACGTCGTTGTGCGTCTTGCTTTGTGCGTAGCTGCCGCCCCCGGAGTCCGAGGTCAAAGTCTGGCCGAGGATCGCTTTCGAGACCTGCTCGTCACAATAACGGGCGAGCCGTTCATAGAGGTCGGTCGAGCTGGTCTTTTCGGTGTTGACGAACTCGATCGTCGTGCCATCCGGGAATATGCCCGCCGCGTCGGCTCCGATAGCGACGAGCGCTTGCATGAGCGCCCGCTTGTCTTCCTCGCTTGCGCCCGGCTGATACTTGCCCAGCCGGAGCGGCATCCCGAACACTTCACAGAACGCGACCCAGTCCTTGAGGGTGTAGTTCTTGAATAGGTACATCCAGGAGACCACACGAAGAACGCCAGCCCGCGAAGGGTGGCCGCTGCGGGCTTTATACTTGTGTACTATGAACTTGTTCTTAGGAAGAAGGATTCCCTCCGGCGCGTCCTGTGTCCGAACCTTGAAGGAGTCGTCGACGGTATCCCAGAAGAACCGCTTTTGATGTCGCGAGCGAATGTCTCCGACAACGACGCGCCCTTCGTCATAGCTCCACATAATTTCAGAGACCGCGAAGCCCTTGCCGATTGCGTCCAGGAGGTCGAGCATGACATCCTCAAACCCCTCGATCCCGCCGATCTGCGCTTCTACGAACTCGGCAATCTCCTTGTCTCTCGGGTCGTCCGAGTCGAACGGGATGACCTCGTAGTCGAGGCCCGTGACTGCGTTCTTTCTCGTTTGGAGCTGGGAAAAGAGGTGCGGGTCTTTCTCCTCCATCTCCTCAAAAAGTTCAGCTTGCCGGAGCACATCTCCCGCGTCGGCCTCCTTGAAGATCTCCGCCAGGCGGATAGGGGTGAGCCCGTCCGAGGGGTACTCGCTGTACTTGTCCGTCACCTGGGCGGCTGCGACCTCCCTCGTCTCAGGGCGGTGCCGGAACAAGCCTCGGAGGCTCCACCGCTTTCCCTTTCCGTTCACTCGACCACCTCCTCAATGCGCCGCCGCGCCTTCTCGTAAAACTCGTCGTCCAGCTCCACACCAATGAACCGTCGCCCCGACTTCTTCGCGGCGACGAGAGTAGATCCGCTTCCAGCAAAAGGGTCAAGGATGAGATCGCCGGGTTTGGTGACTGCTGTAATAAGGTTTGCAATTAGCCCTACCGGCTTCTCTGTCGGATGGATCATCTGGGCACTGCCGAGCTTGCTGAAGGTGACGAGGTCTTTCGGCCTACTCCCGGGGAAACTGTACTTCCCTTTAATTGCAAAGACGATGTTCTCATGCGACGGGGCAAAGGCCGCTTTCGTATCCCCCATGCCGTGATAGACCTTATCCCAAATGACTTCGCTTTTGACCTGGAATCCAGCCAGCTTTATAGCGTCGATAAAGGTCTGCTCTACATCCCAGCGTGTGAAGCATAGGAGCGTACCTCCCGGCTTGAGCACGCGGAAGGCATCATAGAGGAACCAAATGAACGGGGCTTTATCGTTTTTTATTCTCGCCCCTGTCTGCGAAACGTAGTTAATGCCATAGGGCGGATCGGTGATAATTGCATCCACCCTTTCGTCCGACATCTGCCGGAGCACGGTGAGACTGTCTCCGTGAATGATTGTATTGAGCCGAGATGATGTCCGCAATCTCATCCACCGATGTATTGGGCGATCTCAGAAGTTCCAATCCTGTCATACTTGCCCTCCCTTCCGGTACTGTTCGACAGCGTAGTTGTCTTCCATCATCTCCCCCAGCTCTCCGACCCGTTCCCGGAGCTCCTTCCGCAAGGCCAGCGCCGGAGCGCCGTAGGCGTCCAGGTTGTCCAGGGCGGCGTCCAGCTCCCGGGCCGCGTTGAAGATGTTGAGGTAGACCCGGCAATCGTTGGGAGGGCAGTTCTTGGACAGCGCCAGCCCCAGGGCGTAGATCTGCGTTGTCTCCCGGTGCCGCTTGAGATCCGGGTGGAGGTGCTCGAAGGTCTTCCGCTCCGCCGGAGCCGTCCGGGCCTTGACCGTGTCCTCAATGGCTGCGGCAAAGGACTCCCGCTCTCGCTCCGTGATGACCTGGACAGTCGCCAGCGCCCGGAGATAGGCCCGGGCCTCTGCGCCGACCCGGTCGGCCTCGACGCTGCTCTCTCGGTCTCGGATGCGGTCGATGAGCCCATAGAGCGCCCCGAGGGCTTTCTCCCGGGCTCGGAGATCTCGCCCGTCGGCCTCGTTTGCCAGCCGCTCGAGGGAGCACTTCTCGCAAACCGCGTCGAGCTCCTCTTGTGGCATCTCCGGGCGGCGGTGCCGACAAAGCTCGTCGCACACATAGGCGAGGAGCTCCTCCGGCTTCTTGGGGAGCGGCCCCGGGGCCTCCCCGAAGGTGTCCGGGAGGACGTAGCAGTCTTCCCGATCCAGAAGGCCCAGGTCGCGGAGGGCGACCTTGTAGCCGTAAAGCTCGTGCGTTGCCGTGCGCTCGTCCACGTCCTTATAGTGGGCGCTCGCGACCTGCCCCCGGAGGACGTTCTCCCATCCGGCGATCATCTGCTGCGCGTCGACTTCCTCCTCCTCGGTGGTCTCGTCGGTCTCCTTGACGATCGTGACCTTGACCTCGGGCTCCTCGGCGTCGAGCTCCGACTCGAGGCCTCGGGCCAGCTCCACGGCCTCCTCCATGCTGCCCGCGTTGTCGTACTCCATCGCGCCCCGGTCGACGTCCAGGATGCCGGTGTAGAGCTCGGCGTCGATGACGCCATACTCGCCGAGGGCCGTCCCCTCATACTCCCGGAGCTCCCGGGCGTTGAACTTGACGACGAGGTAGCCGTTGATCTTCTTCATCTTTCTCATGCTGCTGCTCCTTCCTTTTACTGTATGCCCTGCCATCATCAGACCGAGGACGGGCTCCCCCTCGATGACGCCCCGTGGGGCGTTTCGGCTATGAGTGTGTGGCCTCGAAGTTCTCGATAGCCCACTTATTCCCGGTGGCGTAGACAGCTCGCCGCGTCCGTTCGGCAGGTGTTTCACGCCGTGGGATTGCTGCCAGGGCCTCCCGCATCCCGCACTCCGGACAGATATCCGTCTTGTTGTCTCGCCGCGAAAGTGCGGGCGGGTCGGTATAGCTGCACCCGCAGGTCGGGCAAATGCGTCTGCTGTTCTCGCTCATGCTGCTCCTTCCTTTCTGCGTTCGGGTCACTGTCCCACGGGAGGGACAACCCGGATCGTGTCCGTGTGCTTGTGGAGGATGATGAGCTCCCCGTCCGGCTTCTGTCGCACGACGAGCCAGTTCTCCGGTGAGAGGCCTGCTTGTCCGAGCCGGATCTTCTGCTTTCTGGTTGGCTTCTTACCGCGTCTCAAAGAGATCGCCTCCTTTGGTCTTTCCTTTTGGTGGTTGGTGTGCTATGCTTGATTTGCTTAAATTTTTAATCTAAAAAAAGTATAACTCGGAAGTCCGAGTAAGTCAAGGATTTTTTCGGCTATCCGAGTAAAAAACTCGATTATCCGAACGGAGGTACTTATGGAAACTATCGGAAAACGGGTTCGCGCTGCGCGTCAAGAACTCGGTCTAACAATGAAGCAATTGCACGAACAAACGGGCCTTTCTACCGGCAATATAAGCGATATTGAGAACGATCGAAACACTCCCTCGGTCTCCTCGCTTGTCGCCCTGGGGAGAGCCCTTCGTCGATCTCTGGATTGGCTGCTCACGGGAGAAGAAGCAAGCGCTCGGAGTAACGAGCCGTCTTTGATGTGCGACGGCGTCCCCCTGTCCCAAATGGAGACCGACCTTCTCGCCATGTTTCGACTTCTCCCTCCGGCGCACCGCGAGGAGGTTTTTGAGCTGGTGCATTTCAAATACAAGAGGGAAGTCGAGGAGAAAAAAGAATCTATTTACTCGACATATTTCGACGAGAGCGAGGACGAAAAAAGCGGCCCCGCTGGGAGCCGTGAGGCCCGCGACGGAACCGCCTAATTTTTTATCCCAAAATGATTAAAAACTAAATCAAAATGCTGTCACTTTGCCCGAGCATTGATAGAACGCCCAGAACGCCTGGAAACCCCGGTATTTCCGGCAAAGTGACAAGGTGACACGGTTTTGCCTAAAATGTCACTTTGAAAAGGGAGGGTTTTGCCACGCATGGGCCCGGTCTCCGCTACCGTCGTAACACCTGGAATAACGGCTCGTAACGCTCCCAGCTCGCCGATCCGAGCCGCCGAGCCCCTGTTTTTTACCCCCTGCCGTTAATTTCTGCACGGTTTAACGCCCCGTTTGCACGGCTCGACCGCTTGCCTTCCGGGGCCGACTCTGCTATACTGTGACCATGGGCCGCGAAGCCCGTCCTCTTTGTCTGCTGCTGTGACTTCCGGGACGGGCCGAGCGGCCCTCTTTTTGCCCTCAAATGCCCTTGTTTCAAGGATTCCGCCCCGTTGCGGGTACAATATACCCCAGCCGCGCCGCCGCCGTTGTGGGGCCTTCCAGGGCTCCCCAGGGCATGAAAAAAGGACGCCGACCGCGTCGACGCCCTCGTCTCAAGTTGTCTGATAAAGCCGGGCCGGATCAACGCCCTGTCCCGGGTGAAAATGCCCTGTTTCCCGCACAAATAGCGGGTTTTCTCGCGGTCTCCCGTCCTGTC